GCGTCTCTACAAGGCCGATCTCGGTAAGGCGCTCAACAAGCGCGAGGTCTCAGGGCGCAGCGCACCGGGTGCGGGCAAGAGCACGCTCAGCGATGATGAGCGCATCGCCATCAACCAGCTTGGAATGAGTGAGGAAGACTTCCTCAAAGAGAAAGGCGCTCAATAATGGCGACCATTGTAACCCCTGCGATCCTCAATGCGCTCTTCATCGGCTTTCGCCGTGACTTCCGTCATGGTTTTGAGAGCGCTGAATGCGCCTATGACAAGATCGCGACGACCGTTCCCTCGACAACGAGCTCGAACCTTTATGATTGGCTCGGCGAGTTCCCTGATCTCAAGGAATGGGTTGGCGAGCGCGTCATCAAATCCATGCAGGCATTCGGCTACTCGATCGTGAACAAGGATTGGGAAAGCACGATCGGGATCAAGCGCCCGAAGATCGAGGATGATCAGGCCGGTGTCTATAGCCCGCTCTTTAGCGAGATGGGCATGGCCGCAAAGCGCCATCCGGATCGGCTGATCTTTGATCTTGTCAAGGAAGGCCATCAAAGACCGTGCTATGACGGGCAGAACTTCTTTGATGCCGAGCATCCAATCCACGCCAATGTCGATGGCACGGGCGATGTCAGTCCGGTCTCGAATTACAAGACCGGCTCGCAATCGGATGGACCGCTGTGGCTCCTGCTTGATCTCTCGCGTGCGCTTCGCCCCTTCATTTTCCAGAACCGCAAATCGCCGGTCTTCACGTCGATGATCGATCTCAATGATGAGAACGTCTTCATGCGCAATGAGTATCGCTTCGGGATCGATAGCCGCTCGAATGTCGGCTTTGGCTTCTGGCAGCAAGCCTATGGCTCGCGCGAGGAGCTGACAGCGGATGCGTTCAATGCCGCGATTAAGGCGATGCAGCTCACGAAGAAGGACGGGCTTAACCCGATGGGGATCAACCCCACCCATCTGGTGGTCTCGCCCCATCACCGCGAGGCAGCGCTCGAGATCGTCAAGGCTGAGCGCAATGCAGCGGGCGCAACAAACATCAACCGCAATGCGGTCGAGGTGCTGTCCACGCCGTGGATGGCCTGATCATATCAGGCGCTCGGCCTTGAGCTGAGCGCCCATCTTGCAGGGTAGAGCAGCGGTCAGCTCGTCGGTCTCATAATCCGAAGGTCGGAGGTTCGAATCCTTCCCCTGCAACCAATTCTTCCAAAGGGTAAGATCAATGCCAAAGGTTCTTGAGATCAGCTCAATGCAGGAGCAGCGCTTTCGGGGCGGCGAGCTCTGGACACGAACGCCGCGCCGGATTGATCCGGATACTTTGAGCAAGGCGCAGCGCGCAGCGCTCGATGATGATCCCGTGCTCAAGATTGTTGAAGTCGATGGCGAGCCTGATGAGCCGGGCAGCGCCGGTGCCCTGCATCCGCTCACTGGCGAAGAGATCGAGGCGCTGATCCGCGCGGCAATCGAAGCGCTTGCACCGGATGGCTACACACAAACAGGCCAGCCCAAGATGGCACCGCTGCGCGAGGCGCTCTCAGCGCTCGAACGCGGCACAGAGATCGAGCTCACACAGGCGCGCGCGCTTGAGAGCTTCGCGGCCATGACAGCTGAAGACTTCAAACCACCGCTCAAGGAAGCGGTGGCCTGAGACGCAGTGCAGCATGGCGGGCGGCTCGTCCCTCCCGCCCTGCTGTAATTGCCGGGAATGGCGGGGCTTCGCCCGGCACCGCCATTTTCCCCCATTCAAGGAGGTCTGATGCCCTATACGAGCCCAGCAGAATTGATCGCGCTTTATGGCGAGGATCAGATGAGCCTGCTTGCGGATCGCACGGGCGATTTTGTTGCAGACCCCGAGGTGATCGGCAAAGCAATCGCGCGCGCGGATGCCGAGATCGATAGCCATGTTGGCGCGCGCTATCGAGCGTCTCTTCTCGCGCGCGCAGCTGCGAGGTCACTGATGGCCGGTGTTCAGTATGAAGTTGACTTCGCCGGGCTGGCCAGCGCGCTCGATGCGTTCTCAGCCATGGAAAGCCTCAATCGCAGCGAGGCGCTTTCAATCGCGAGTGCGATTGCAATCTCGGGCACGCGAGAGCGCCTGCGCGAGACCAAAGAGGCTCCCGATGGCACGCCCTGGGCAGATTGGTCCGAGGAGTATGCGGCCACGCGCCATGGCGGGCATTCGCTTCTCCAGAATACGGGCAGCCTCGATGACAGCCTCAACGAGTTCCAGAGCGGCGCGACGGGCGGGGTCAGCACGAACCTCGTTTATGCGGCCATCCATCAATTTGGCGGCGCGGATGTCGGCAAGGACATTCCCGCGCGCCCCTATCTTGGCCTCTCCGATGAGGAGGCGGCCGAGATTGTGTTTGAGCTTGAAGACTGGCTCGCCCGCAAGGTTGGAGCCGCGCAATGATCTTTGAGGAATTCCTGCCCAATGCAGCGGCGCTGATCGCGGCGCGTCTCAAGACGGCGCTGCCCGCGCTCAGGGAATGCAAGGAGCATCCCGGTCGCTTCACCGAAGATGAGATCAAACGCATGGCGGTGCGCACGCCTTCGGTTCGTGTTGCGCTTTTGGGTGTCAATCCAAGGCCGGGTGAAGAGCATCTCTCGCTCGATCTTGCGGCCTTCATTGTCACGACCGATGCCGTTGGGCTCCCGCGTCACCGCTCCGCGCAGGCGATCATGGCGCGTATCATTGGCGAGATGCGCTTTAAGAATTGGGGCGAGCTGTGCTTTGGGCGCGGCGAGCTCGTTGATGCGCGCAATCTCTATAATGGCAATCATGCCTCGCGCGGCGTCTCGCTCTGGGCGGTGCGCTGGCGGCAACCTCTGGCATGGATGCCCGAGCCGGTTGAGGCTTCAAAGATCGAGCGCCTCTATGTCGGGCAGGCTCCCAAGATCGGCGCGGATCATGTCGATGATTACACCCGGATCGGGGGCGGCGATGGCGAGTAACTCAGAGCTTGCCCGCCAGATCGCAGAGCTCGACCGGCGCATCAAGAATATGCAGCGCCATGGCGTGATCGCTCAGATCGATCATGCGCGCGTGCGCGTGAAGGTGCGCGATGGCGATTGGCTTTCCCATTGGCTCCCATGGCTCGAGCGCCGTGCCAGCAGCGAAGCCAGCTGGTCACCGCCGCAGCTCGGCGAGCGGGTGATCGTGCTCGCGCCTGCGGGTGATCTTGAACAGGCGCTTGTGATGACGGGCCTGCCCTGCCGGGACAATCCCGTTCCATCGAATGAGCCAAAGCGCTCGGTGCGCCGGTTTGATCCCGGCCATGTCTTTGAGCTGCAGGTCGGGAATACGAAGATCGAGATCACCAGCGGCGAGATTGCAATCACCACGCGGCGGATGAGCGTCAATGGCAAGAATGTCGCGACGGTCACAGACGAGATTGATGTCAGGCGTGGCAGCTCGCGAGGGCGCTGGGAGATCGTCACCGGAGTGGGTTCTTAAGAGGCGTTAAAGGAGGATTTAATGGCCGATAAAAAGACGTTCAGAATGCTCAGAAGTGGCTGGGTCGGCTCGGGCCGGTCCCGCCATCTTCGAGTAACGGGCGAGCCGGTCGAGCTGAGCGATGCGCAGGCTCGATATCTCCTGGGCATCGAAATGATCGCCCTCCCAAACCAACAGGAACCAAGACCATGTCACGCGACAATCAACTCCAGCTCGCCATTACCTATCTGGGCGATAAAATCGGCCTCGCCGAAGTCAAGATCGGTGATCCCGCGCAGCTGCCAACGCTCAACAAGGACAGCCTCGTTGCCTCGCTCACCGAGATGCACACCGCGCTCGCGAATGCGACGGATATCGATGATGCAACCGCATCAGGCGAAGCGACCTTCTCATCCGCTAAAATTCAAGCGCTGATTACTCAGGCCAAATCGGACATTCTCGGCGGTGCGCCAGCCTCGCTCGATACGCTGCAGGAAGTCGCCACGGCCCTGCAGGCAAATGACAATGCCGAGGCCGTCATTCTCGAGGCGCTGGCCAAACGGGTGCGCGTCGATGCTGCGCAATCTTTCACCGAGGATGAGAAAGGTCAGGCGCGCGGCAATATCGGAGCGGCCTCCCACACCGCAGTCACCGCGCTGAGCACAACGCTCAATACGGTGCAGGCCACAGCCGATGCTGCGCAGGCCAAGGGCGCTGCCAATGAAGCTGCGCTGAACAATCTGGTGAGCGCTGTCGGCGATACCACGACCGATTATCGCCAGATCGCAGAAAATGCGCGCAACGCAGCGCTCGCAACAGCGGGCTAACTTGTAGAAAGGGCATGCCGAGTGAAGCCTTTCGATGCGAGAGTTCGCGATGCCCTCTCTTGGGTGGCGGGGGAAACCCGCCGCCTTGAAGACCGGCTGGGCCAGCTGAGCGCTGCCGAGCGGCGCGCCTTCGAAGAAGAGCCGATCATCCTTGATCTTGTGGATGGAGCCAAATGCGCCAAGACGCTGGATGGGCGCTTGCGCCAAGCCTTCGCCGCGCTCGGCGATGATCTTGGCCGCTTCGAGCTCAGGCTTGAGCGCGCAATGAGGGTGGGCATGCCATGAGCGAGACGATTGTGACATTGCGCGATGCGATGGCCGCGCTTGGCAACGGCATTGGTCTGCTCGAGCGGCGTGGCCGTAATCTGAACACGCTCCCGGAAATCAATCAGCATATTCGCGAGAGCGGGGGCTATCCCTTCGCGCGCGATCGCTCGGGCGGTATTCGCACGGGCAGCTTTGTGGGGATGGACCGCGCGAGCGGACGCCCGCGCTATGGCAGTGAGCATCTAAGCCAATCCATTGCCGATCTTCTCGCGGTCCCGATTGGCTCGCGCCTGCAGCGGCGCGGCTATGGATTGCCGATCGAGCTTTTGGATATGCCGATCACGCCCGCGACCATCATCGAAATTGTGGCCGCGCTTGCAAAGGCATTCCGGCTTTGGGAGCCGCGCATGCGCCTTCGCCGTATTCAGGTCACTGAGGCGGGGCGCTCGGGCTTTGCCGATCTCGTCATCACGGCTGAGCCGGTGGAGCATCCCGTGCCGGGGCTTGATCCTGATCCGCAGACCCTGCGCATTCCTCTAACCCCGCAAACGGAGTGCAGTGATGAGCTTTAGCGCGATTGATCTGACGAAGCTGCGCGTGCCGAGCGTGGTTGAGAAGCTGGATTTTGAGGAAATCCGGATGCGCCTTGTTGAGCGCTTTGCCGCGCGCTGCAAGGAGTTCGATCTCGATTTCTATTCCTTCGTGGAAAGTGATCCGCCCAGCGCAATGATGAGGTGCGCGCCTTGCTCCTTGCCTATGCCGAGGATGCTGATCTCGATCACCTCGCGGCCAATGTGAATATTGAGCGCCATCCCGGCGAGAGCGACACCGCGCTCAGGCGGCGCGTGCAGCTCCAGCCCGAAGCGCTCACAAATGCGGGCACAGAGCCTGCCTATATCTTCCATGCGCTCGAGGTCGAAGGCGTGAGTGATGCGAGCGCTGTCTCGCCCGCACCGGGCGAGGTTCTGATTACGGTGCTGATCAATCGCGATGAAGAGCAAGCGCATATTCTCAATGCGGTGCGCGCGCGTCTTTATGAGGAGGATGTTCGCCAGCTCACGGACAAGGTCACGGTCGAGCCCGCGCGCTTTGTCTCCTTTGAGATCGATGCGCGGATGAGCTTCTATCCCGGCCCGGCAGCGGAGCCGGTTATTCGCGAGGCGCGGGCGCGCCTTGATGCGCTTCTCGCTGAGCTCACGCGGCTCGATCATGATGTCGCGCGCTCGGCCATCATGGCCGCGCTTCATATCGATGGTGTTCAGCGGATCGATCTCATTGAGCCCCGCGCGGATGTGGTGATCAGCACCAGCGAGGCCGCTCAGGTGAGCACGATCTCAATCAGCGAAGCCGAGCAACGTGATGTCTGACGTCATTCCAAATACAACGCCGCTCATGCGCGCGCTTGATGATACGATCCGGGGCTCGCTCCATGATCTTGCGCATCCGCTCCATCATCTGCATTGCCCATGGTGCTGCGCTTTGGAGGTGCTCCCTCATCTTGCATGGGCGCGCTCGGTCGATCACTGGAATGATCGCTGGCCCGAGCATGTAAAGCGGCAGGTCGTTGCGGCCTCCCATATGGTTCACAGCGTCAAGGGCTCGCTTGGCGCTGTGCGCCGCGCCCTTGGCAGTGTGGATACGCAAAGCGCTGTCGAGGAATGGTTCGAGACGGGCGGCGCGCCCCATACATTTATGGTCATCGCACAGCCTCCCTGCGCGCAGGATTTAATCGCGGATAAATCGGATGTCATCTTCTCGGATGCGCTCATTGAAGAGCTGCACAATGTCATCAACACGGCCAGACCGCTGCGCAGCCATCATGCGCTGACCCTCAGCGCTCTGGGCAAAAGCGCTCCACTCTTCTCCAGCGGCGCGGCGCTCTCGCAACGCTCATGCTTTGAGGCGGGCGCTGAGCACCGCGATCACTCCGGCGAAGGCAAGGCATGTGTCGCGGCAGGCGCTGCGCTTGGGGCTTTCTCGCATGCGGCCTTTCGCGCGGTGCTCCCTCCCGTTCCCTCCGGGCTGACACATGTCAGCATTAAAAGCGGTGCGGCCAGCATGCAAAGCTCTCACTTGACGATGGAGGCCCAGCCTCCGCTTTGATGTCCCGGAGGCTGCCTTGTCTTTTAATCCGCAATTACAGATCACAGATGCCGGTCTCGCCGCGCTGGTGAATGCGGATAATAAAGAAGTGGCGCTTTCCTCAGAGCAGGAGCGCACACCAATCCTGGGCTCAATTCGTGTTGCGCCCAATCAGTTCAGCGTGCGCGGCAGGCTTGAGCCGACCGAAGATGAGGTTGGCTACTTCATTCGTGAGATCGGTGTTTATCTCGATGATGGCACCTTGCTCGCTGTCTGGTCGGACCCGTCTCTGGCGGTCACAGGGCGTGGACCCGGAGCCGGGTTCGAGTTCGCCTATCTTCTCAATCTCTCCGCGCTGCCAATCGGCTCGCTTGAGATCGTGGTCACGCCGGGCGGGGATAATGTTCTCAATGCGCTTGCCGCGCTGACCGCGCAGGGCATTGCCCGCGAGCGCCGGGGCCTCACAGAATTTATGCAGGGCCGCGAGCGCGAGGCGTTGAGCGCCGCGCGTCTGGCTCTCTCGCAAAGCCATGAAGCCGATCAGCTCAGCCGCATCGAAGCGCTTGAGAGCGCCGTTC